ATAGTTGAACGGATTTCGATTCCCGCCAGTTTGGTATTCCATTACGCACTCATCCGAACGCCAGCAAACGGATCACGCACCGTGGAGACAACCTTCTTCTCCGCGTACATCGTAATGAAACCTGGGGCGCTTTGTTCCATCATCTGCACTGAGAACTCGTTGGAGTCGCCAATACACAGGAACCGAGGCCAGTTGGCTAGGTAAATCGGGAATGCGGCTGACAGGTAAGGATTAGGAATAACAGGCCAGCCAAAAATCCGACCAACAGCACCACCGTCATCTTCACCTACCTCCAGCAGGACAGGAAGACCCTGCAAGTCTTTCATCTCGCGCAGAGACTCAATCATTGAAGGCCGGATGTGCCATGCAGTCCCAGGCATAGCCCAGTACTGTCCTGGCAGGCGAGTCGTCAAGGCAGCGATGTCGTTGTAGACAACACCACCAGCAGTCTGTGCTTGGGTGGACAGGGAGTGAATGCCGTTCGTTATGGCCGTTCCAGACGTTCCAAAAGCCGCCGTAGCAGCACTGGTATACATATCCAGCCCACGTAGCCCAGCAGTGGCTCCTGTGGCCGTTGTGGTCGATCCTGCTTGATCGTTGTTGACTGCCATCGACGCGGCTTCCACCTGACTCCACTCCATCATCAGGTCTTCAACCAGAGCCGCCTCAAGAGCGTTTACATCGCTCAACACAGCAGACCGGATAGGGAGGGTGGCCGATACAGACCGAACAGGAAGTTGCCAAATACTGGTATCCACGTTAGGACTACCAGCATTGGAACCTGGGGTGTAGCCCCAAGGGGTTGAACTCAGCGCATTGCCTACCTTAGCGGCAAACAAAGCATCTGAGCCCACAATTGGAAGGGGCCGGTATGCCATCCGGAAAGGATTGACATACCGGGCCGCTGCAAAAGCATCATCGAAAGTCGTCCGTCCACCTTTTCCGGTGCCAGAACCAGTAAGTGCCGAGGCTTCAGAGATGTCAATCTTGACCTTCCGTTGCTCATGGATTGATTTCTTGATTCCGTCTAGGACTTTTTCGATCATGGCTTTTCCTTTTAACGGGGGCCTAAGCCCCCTTCCCATTAGGCCGCTGCGGTGGCAGTCGAGCGATAACGGATCAGTGCGTTGGGATCGCGCACCGAGGTTCCCAGACGCTTCTCACCGAAGAATGTGATGAAGCCAGGAGCAGTCTGGTCGTAGCGACGAACCACCATGCTCAGACGATCAATGATGGTATGGGACTTCTGCCAATCGCCGAAGTACATCGGGTAGCGAGAAGCAGTACCTGCGGCAGCGGTCGTCGGCTGGCTCGGGTTGTCGAGGTACTTGTTAACCACCACATCAAAGCCCAGCAACTGACCCACGATACCGTCAACGCTCAGACCTTCATTACGATTGAAGATCGGTGCGCCTTGGGTATCACGCAGAGCGCGAATGCCGTTCAGCAGGATCGGGTTGACCATGATCTTGCAAGCAGGAGTCCAGTATTCCTGAGGCAGTGCGTAGATCATGTTGATGACGTCGGTATAGATGACGCTGTTAGCGCCAACCGTATTGACGTTGGAGGTCAACTGGTCGTAGGTAGCAAGGTTATGCAGACCAGAGGTCGAACCCGTACCGGACGTACCGAAACTTGCTGCCGAGGTTGTGCCACCAGCGTAGGTAGCATTCGCACCAGCGTACTGATCCAGACCGCGCAGACCGTCAGCACCACCAGTGGTCACCGAGGTGCCAGTGCCGCTTTGGTCGTTGTTCTGCACCATCGACTGAGCTTCAGCCTGGGCGAACTCCATCAGCATGTCGTCAACGACAACCGCTTCCAGACCATCGATGTCGTCCAATGCGGAGGTTCTGATGGGGAATTGGACGTTGATGTCCTTCAGCACGATTTGCCAAATGGTCGTATCTTCCGTAGTGGAAGCGCCGTTGTTCTGGATGCCGTAGCCCCACTGAACGCCAGCGTTGCCGGTCTTCACGCGGAACTGATAGGACGAACCATCAGTCGTCACCGTGCGAGACAGGCCGCGCATGGGGTTAGCCAGACGCAGCGCAGCGAACACCGGGTCATAAGCGGTACGACCACCCTTGCCATCACCACCAGCGGTCAGCGCAGATGCTTCCTTCAGGTAGGCATTCATCTGCTCTTCGCTCTGGAACATCACCAGTTCTTTTTCAAACTGGCTCTTGCCATTCGCGATGGTCTTCAGTTGCTCACGCACATGACGGTTCACATCCTGGCGAATCGTCTTGGCAGGAGCCTTGATGATGCCGGGGGCCTGAACGGAGGCGACCTTAGCTTCCAGCGCAGCAATCTTCTCGCTGACTTCAGCCTTCACCGACTCAACGGCGCTTTCGAGCTTGGCGGTTTGCTGGGCTTCGATCTGATCCAGCTTTTCGAGGATAACGGTAGACATCTTCAACCTTTCAGTTTTTGGGACAGGACGCGGAGCAACTCACGCTCTTCAAGAGCCTGGAGGATTTCCGCTTCATTGGTCACTTCCGCGTCAGACTCACTCTGGTGCGGCGCAGTAAGCTCCTCTTTCACAGCATCACGCTGCTCCAAGACTTGCTTAAAAGTAGACGCGGCAGTGACCGCATCTTTTCGGGATAGCCCTGCCTCACGCAGAGCCGACTCCAGAACCTTGAGATCAGCAGAACCGTCAGGCCGGAAGAACTCCAGCTTCTTGACTTCTGCCATCGGGTTATTCGGATACATCACTACGGACACCTCCCGCAAACCACCGTTGGTGATCTGGAAGTACCCTTCGCCCATGTCGTCTTGATTGCACATGGACCCGTCTTCTTTGACCATGCAGTATTCGTCTGCATAGGCACCAACAGACACGCCACCAAACATATTGGGGCTTTCGGTCATGATCTGATACAGGTCAGAGCCACTGGTGGTGTTGACGAACAACCTGCCACTAGCGTTCATGCCCTCATCATCGAACTCAAAGTTTGTCCACTCACCAACAGGCATACTGTCGCTGTTGTGATTCAGGAACATAGGCAAAGGCTTGCCCATCTTCTGGAACTCTTGGGCCCAGGCAGAAAAGCCTTCAGGACGGTAGTAAAACTTACGACCGTCCGCGCCCTCGCGGGCTCCCCACGTAGTGACGCGGGCTTCAATCTTTCCGGTCTGCTCCTCGGACTTTTTTTCCGGCAGGTTTAGACTTGCTTCGCAGACCAGTTGGACTTGCTTCATTGATTGCCCCTAACTTGATGACTTGATTATCGTCTTTTATCTTGTGGGCAATAACTTTTGACCTATTCGCAACTGATGCCGCCAAGATGCGAAGATAGTTCACTGATTGCATCATACACCTTTTACATCATTGCCAACAATATGGCAAATTCTTCGTCATGTAGATTTTTAGTAGATGATGTAATCGCAAGTCCTACACCCGACGCCAAATTATTGCCATACACCACGCATTCTGCATCTACTCCAATTGACCCGATTGCAGATGGTTTACCAATATTTGCCTTTACTTTGACAGGCTGAACGTAGACGCTTGCATCTTGTTGTTCTTCCTTTTTCTTGGGCTTGTTATAAGGTTCAATGAACCTATAAGAGCCGCCGCCACCTTGAGGAGGAGCAGGAGGCTCTTCCTGCCCACCGAAAAGCAAGCCTGAAAATAGCGCTCCACCAAGAAGACCGTTTCTAAGCAGCATCGATGATAGGCGTCCCATTGCCCTGCGCGTCTGGGCTAAAGGTAATTCTCGGCGTGACTCCGTCTTGACCAAGATATTCTTCTGTGCCCGAGCCAAGCCCAGAACGGGCACCAGCAAGCGCAGCTAGAACTACGCGCATGATCTCCTCTGCCGTGAGCGTCTCAAGAGGCGTTGACCATACCTCGGCAGCAATCGTGGCAGGGCTGGCTCCACCTCCAGCGCTATTCAAAAGTTCCCCCATGCTGCCTGGAGTGTTGTAAACACTAGCTAGTGATTCCCAAACGGCGGCAGACAGCGATTGCGGACTCAACTCTGTAAAGGGTGTGATATTCCCAGATAGATTGCCCGTGGCTCGAGGTGTTGCGCTGGCCGTGAACTGCACCAGAGTAGTTCCAATGGCATCAACGATGGCCCCAAGCGTGGCGTTGTTGACCGTAAACGAGAAGGACGTACTGCCAGATGCGGACAGGGCACCAGCCAAGTTGGCTGCAAGGCTAAACGTGATGGACGTTGAACCTGACGCCGAGACGATCAGTTGCCCATCTGCCGGGTTGACAGTAATCGTGACCGTCGAGTCGCCGCTGATGTTGACGCCCGCCGCGAGGTTCAGCGTACCCGGCGTGACCGTCACCACGCACTGCGTGAACGACGACATCGCCCCCGGCTTGTACGGCAGCACCCACGACGATGGAGCCAAGTGCCCGCTGGGGATGCCCGCCAGCTTGGACGGAATGCCCTCGCCCACGGACTGGTTCATCCGGTCACCACGCCCCCACATGCTGCGGAAAGTTCCAGGCGAGCCGCCGATCTGGCGCAACGGAAGCTGCGCCAGGAGCGTGGTGTTTGTCTTGAGAGCCATGAGCCCGATCAACCCCAGCCGACCTCGACCGCGCCGTAGAAGTTGGTGGACGCGCCCGTGGCCGCGCCCGCGAAGTAAAGCCACGTGAGGCAGGCGCCGTCCATCACCCGAGGAAGGCTCGGAAGTTGGTTGAGCAGATCCCGCTCGGCTGCGACACCGACAGTCGTGAGCGGCAGCGTCAGCAGCGGCCTAGCCAAGCACAGCGCCCCGGTGCCGGTGTTGGCCGCGCTGAAGGTGACAGACGCCACGTTGGACACGCCCGTGTCGCCCGAGGCCAGGGGCAGGAAGGGGCCGTAGTTGTTGGCCGCCGTGCCGCTGTGGCTGATGTGCCCCACGATGCCGGAAGCCGTCATGGAAACCGTCACCGGCAGGCTGCGGCCCGAAGTCGGCACCGTGTTGCTGTAGCTTAGCGCGATGTTCTGCGCCGTGGCACCCGCCGCCGTCCTCTGCACCCAGAACAACCTGCACCCGGCCCCGTTGGTGTAGCGCAGGCTCGGCGTGCCCGTCAGCGTCTGCGCTGAGGTGGTGTTGTTGCTGATGCCGGGCCAGTAGCCTTGCAAGTCCACCAGCATCAACTGCGCCGGAACGCCCGTGGCAACGGAGGTGATGGCGCTGACGTTCAGAACGTGCTTGGTGTCTGGGCTGACATTCCCGCCGTGCGGCAGGCCGAAGATCTCCGTGCCGTTGCCGGTGGTTTCGTCGCAAGTGCGCCACGCCAGCGCAGTGCCCGCAAAGGCGTTGGCGACGGGCGTGCCGTTCAAGCCGCTGAAGTCATACCACCGTCCCGCCGTGTAGGCTGCAGCGCCCGTGAGTTTGTTCCAGTCGGTGCGGTTGAACTTGCCGCTTGTGATCTCGTTGACGAGATCGTCCATTGAACTGAATGGCATGGTGATTCCTTACGGTGTCCAGATGAATTGCGCCTGCCCCACCATCGGCAACAAGGCGCTTGTATTG